TTTTCATAATCTGCATAGATTGGTTTATACAGCAGGCAAAAATCAGTGCCTGCTGTATTTTTTGTGCAACTTGCGCACAACATCAGAATCAGTAGCAACAGTATGCCGAGCTTTATTAGCCCTTTCCAAGTTCTGTAAAACCGTCTTAGTCTGGCGTATTTTTTCATGGTCTTTTCCTTTCTTTATGCCGATTAAATAAGCCAGCGCAATGGCACTGGCGATAATGTAAGCTTTGTACTTATTCCAGTATTGTTTTATGCACATCTTATTCCCTCCAACAGTTGGTCGTTGCTGTATGGTTGCTGGCCGTTTTCGTGTTGGATAATTGCTTTTACCAGCGCAAGCATGGTGTCATCATCAAACAAGTTTAATTCCGAACCTGCACCAAAGCCGGTTTGATGGCATACACTTTTGATGTATGAATTTGTGTCGTTTTCAATGGTTGGTGCCCATCTTCTGATTATCCCAGATATGGTACAAATCCCATATTTTGTTTGATATACACGCAGAACACGAGCCAGTGCGCGAATACCCCATTTGGGTTCGGTAAATATGCAAAACTCGCCGTCCGATGGTGGTACTGATAACCCAGCCCATTGTGTTCCAGTATGTCGTATGTTGCCTGGATTGTTGTTGCGTATTCCCCTTGGTTTCCTGTTCATTTCTTTGTTCCTTTCTCAAATAGTGATGTTATGTTTTCGCCCAAAGCCGCCGCAATAAATAAGGCGACTATTTCAACCCCAAAGCCACATGCCGCCAATACGACAGCGGTTATGCCAAATAGTGCGCAGGCGTACCGTTTGGCCGATGGGTTGCCGTTTTTATCGCTGAAAATTTGTGCCAGATATTTTGCTGTTTTTTTCATCTAGTTTGCTCCTTTGATTAAAATCTTCACATCGCCCCGAATTTCATAAAGCGATTCCTTGATAATCTTCAAATCTGATTCCAAGGTGTCTGTTCGGTGTTCCAATTGTAAAAGTCTGGTATTTACGGACGCATGATGGGATTCTGCGCGTACAACAAACCCGACCATTGCCGCCATTAAGCCGTATAAAAGTCTGCCATCTACACGCATCTTAAAACCCTCTCTGTCTTGTTGTTTAACCATTGCTGGCCTCCCTTGTTTTTGTTGCCTCAATACTTGTTTTGAATCCCGAACTGTTTAAGGTGTGCCGGCAGGATTTTATTACCCATTTGCCACGAAATTCAGGTCGCCCGACTTGGATATCAATTACACTTTCTGCGCCCAGCATTGGATTGCCAACGGTTTCCAAAGTAAGCGAATATGTGCCATCTGCTATTTCTGCCAACTTTGCATTTGCACGCATTTGTGCCTGTTGTTGGTCGCTGAATGTATCCCTTAATTGAAAAGTGGGGGCAGAACCCCCAACTGTAATTTCTTTTTCTTCGGCCGTATCCATGTCATAGTATTTGGCCATAACCTTGCCGTACTTATTCCTTTCGCTTATTCGCAATCGCATGCTGGATACAGTTGTGATTGGTATAATTGGCATGGGTGCGCCATCTGGAAATTTGCCGGTAAGAGGGTCAATAAATAACATTTTCTTGCCAGCAATTTTTACCGCCGCGCCATAATCTTGTGCCAGTCTTTGGATAAAGGCACAGTCGCTTTCTTCCGTTTGGTCTATGTGGTCAATCTGTATGCCGGTATAGGTGTTGGATAATTCCGCAGACATTCCATATTTGCCAGCAATCGTTTGTACGATGTCGGACAGTTTTTTCTTATCCCATGATTCTGTTTTTGGGGATTTGAATTCGCCCATATCACGCAGGTTGGAATTAGATGAACGCGCTGTTATGATGATTGTTTGTGGGGCGGTTTTTAGTTCTATTTCATCCGCTACAAATTTTCCCATAGGGAATAGTTCGTCATATCCCAGCGCAACATCTAATACTGCACCAAAAGCAGGCAGGGCAAATGCTGAATCCCTGTCGTCTAATTCCAAGGTCATTGTATCAGACACCAGACCGATTTCGTCCGATATAGTCAGCGACATAAGGCGACTTTGTATCAGTTTTGTTATGTCGTTATCGTCCGCTGAAATTTGATATTTTGGTTTCATTGCCATAACTTGATTTTGTTTTTGTTCGTATCTTGTATGATATCTGGCAGTGTGATTTTTATACCGGCAGGCAGGATAGCACCGTATTTAGCAAGATGTCTGTTTTGGGTTAAAACTTGCTCAAGAATGCCATCTGTTTTGCCATAGTGTCGCCATACTATGTAGTCCAATGTTTCGCCGTCTTTGCTGATATAAATTGTCATAATTTATCCTGTAAAAAAAACACCACTACTGTGGTGTTTTGGTTTTTGTCGTTAATGGTTAGTCTTTTAGCAACCAATCCAGAACATTCATTTGCTGTATCCCTTTATGATTTGTTTCTGGGGTTGCATCTGTGGTTAATAAATATTTCGGGTTGTGATCGCGTATTTTTTGCAGACCGCTAATTTCTCGTTCAAATGTGTCTGGGGCTTTGACAGTTTCTGCAACTTGATAGTATTCAGGACCGTTTGGACCAACAGCGACAAAATCTATTTCTCTTGAAACATTTTTATCTGATTTTGCATCGTACATATCCACCTTACCAACATATACTTTGTAGCCGCGGCGTATCAATTCTAAATACACTACATTTTCTAGTAAATGTCCGCTGTCTGTCAAAGGTTGTTTGTCCAACATTATGCGTAGGAAACCAGCATCAACCATATAATACTTATCCATTGTGCGCAGGATATTTGCACCTTTAATATCATATCTCTTTACCTTGTACAATAAATAACTATCAAGAAATGCATCTAAATAAGATTCTACTGTATGCGCATCTATTTTTGTTCCATCGCTGGTTAATATGTCGGATATTCTTTTGATTGACGTTGTTTTGCCAACTTGGTCGCCCATAAAGTGTAGTACGCGTTCCAGGCGACTTATATTGCGTATCTTTTTATTTTCTACAACATCTTTTAAAACAATGGTGTTATATATGTTTTGTATATATTCTCGGATTGCCATGGTGTCAAAGCTCTTGTCATCACGCATATTAAACACAAATGGGAATCCTGTTGTTTCCAAGTAATGTTGATACATTGTTTCCTTGGTGGCAACAAATGGATATGCGCTTACATATTCCTTAAACGATAATGGCAATACATGTATCTCTATATATCGTCCTGTTAATAATGTTGCCCATTGTCCAGATTGAAAGTGTGAGTTTGAACCGGTTAAGTACAGGTCTATATCCTCGTTTATAAACAGACCATCTGCGGCACGTTGGAAATCAGGCACCATTTGTATTTCATCTATGAAAACATAGTTTTTTTCGCCTTTAACCAATTTGCTATCTATAAAGTCAAACAGTTTTCGCCAATCCAGTAAATCCGAATTGCGCGGGTCTTCCATATTTAGTTTTATGATTTGTTTTTCTTTAACCCCTTGAGATAACAATTCGTCTTGAAACATTTTGAATAGCGTTGATTTTCCACAACGTCTAACCCCCGTCAAAATCTTGACGATGTGTTTGTTTTGCCATTTAGAAAGCTGTTCCATATATGTCGGACGTTGTATTAAGGCCATTTTTTATCCTTTTGTTCAGCACATTATAACATAAAACAAAGCCAACTTCAAGTTTTTTGAAATATAATTCAAAAACTCCGAAGTTTTGTGCTTTTTTGGGAATGGCATTCTTGATAATAAATTTACCCTCCCATTCCCAAAACTCCGAAGAACTTCAGAGTTTTGGGAATATGATGTCATAATGCACCTACTACCTGTTGGACAACACCCAATACACCGGCCTGTTGTTCTTCTCCATATTTTTGCAGGGTTAAAGAAAACGATATTTTGCGTGCTGTACCGTCTTTTAAGAAATATGTTTGTGTTTCGTTTATGGCGGTTATGCACCATCTGCCAAATGCCATACCGTTGCCGGATATCAACATCAAAGGAATGCCAAGACCTGCCTCGGCACGCATTAGCGTGATCTGGCGCAGGCCACCCTTGAACTGGGGGTATATTTCCCCTTGTAGATTGATTGTTTCTGCACCGTTGCCAATAAATTGTAAGGCCGGACCAGCACCCAGTCGTTCCTGTTCTGCCCAGTTGTATTCTGTGGAACGACTGAGTGTCTGGTATGCCGCGTTTGAGATACAGAACCGGTATGCACCCAATATCATCATCATATTGATATCAAGTGCCGAGTTTAGGTTCAAATCCCCACCAGCAGATTTTAATAAATCCCCAATAGCCATTTGTGTATCCTTAATCAAAGTTTGCGCCACGGGTTCGTCTGGTGGCTTCGTTTTCCCTGTTGTTCAGTTCCGTTTGTACGGCCACAGCAATATCTTCGGCAGACATACCGGCGGCGGCATTTATGGTTATGGGGGCGGATATCGCCACACTAGATGAATTGGAACTGGAAATCTTGCTTTGTGGCAATTCTACTGGTGCGGCGGCATTTGACATTTCGTTGATAACAGAAACAGTATCGCCAATCTTTGGTGGTTTTTCGGTTTCTTCGTCATCGTCCCCAAACGCCCAATTCCATGCCTTGCCAACCCAGCTGTCTTTTAACCAGTCTTTTACACCGTTGAAGATGTCTTTGGCCTTTTCCCAAAGCCCAGTTATCCAATTCCAAACTTGTTTGAATACCTGTATCACAGGTTCAAACAATTGCTTGAAAAACGCAGATATCGGTTTCCAGTATTTGATAATCAAGGCCGCACCAACGGCAATACCTGTTATTATCAATCCAACAGGATTTGTAAGGAATGCTGTTCCAACAGCCTTGATTACAGGTATAACCGCCCCCAGCGCAATCTTGGCAACCGAGAATATGGTTTTTACTTTGCTGAATACACCAACAATTGCCAGCGCGCCGCCTTTTAGAAATGTAAAGCCATATCCCAGCGCAAACGATGCCAATTTGAACGATGTCATGCCGGCAACAGCCAAACCGATATATTTTATTAGGGTTGGGTGCTTTTCTGCAAATTCGGCCAATGAACTTGCCGCTTGGCCAAATATGCCAACCACACTATTTATTGCCGGTAATAATGTGGCACCAATATTGGTTGCCAGTACAGCCATTTGGTTTTTTAATAATTGCAGGTTGTTCTCGGTTGTGGCAGAACGTGCGGCAAATTCTCGTTGCATAGAACCGGCATATTCGGTTTCATTGGCCACCAGTTCAAAGTTTGCTTTTAAGGTGTCTAAACTTTCAACCAATGAATTGATGTGCCTGTTCGCATTTTCCCCGAACATATCAACCATTATTTGCGACCGCTTAACCCCTTGGATTTTAGTCAGCGCATCCAATACAGCCAGCAACGCATCCTTTCCACGACCGCTTTCTATCATTTCGGTGTATTCGGCCATAGATATACCCAGTTGGTCAAAGGCCTCTCGTGCCGCACCAGATGATACAGGAATCAGTTTCAGACGGCTTGCCATCATATTGATTGCTGTACCTGCTATTTCTGGGGATTTGCCCATAGATACAAAAGTACCGGCAAGGGCAGAAACCTCGTTATATGATAAACCAAATGTTTTAGCCATCGCGCCGGCA